GTACAGTTAATAACAGAACTCCAAGGGGCGTTGTCGACAGGAAAACGCGCCTGCTCCTCTTTGCGCTTCGGCACCAGCTTCCAGCTCACCAGCCGGGTCAGCAGCGGTTTTTCCGCGCCCACGGCGGTAAGGTAAACGCCTTTGATGCGCGTCATCTCTTCACCCCAGCTGTTGCGCTGCCCGGCGGGTTGATACCAGCTGCGCACCGCCAGTTCATCGCGACGCACCAGCGGGCCGCCCTGCGCATTGACGTAGGCGGCCCAGTCGCCGCGGTCGGCCGCCTCGCGCGCGTCGGCCAGCGTCTCGCTCATTGCACGCAGCCCCTCGCCCTCTGTTATGCGGCGCAGCTCGCGCCAGACCGTCACCGGCGCGCCGCCGATAAACTGGAACTGGCGGATATGCCAGCGACTCGCCCAGGCGGATACCGCCGCCGCGCAGTCGCGCAGGCTTGCGCCGCTCTCATGGTCGCGCTCGCCGTCGAGCGCGTAGCCGTCGATATTTTTGGCGATATATTTGGCGATATAGCCGGTGGCGCTGCCCTTTTGCGGATCGATGGCCGTGGTGTGAAAGCGCGCCCTGCACGCTTTTTCGCTCTTCAGCTCGTCGTTGTCCTGCTGGCAGGCGTACTCTGTCAGGATCTGGCGCACCTGCGCCACCTGCTGAGGGCGCATAAACAGCAGCAGATGCCAGTGCGGCGTGCCGTCATGATGCGGTTCGGCAACGCGAATGCCGAACAGGCGGATCTGTTCGCGGTGCAGTCTGGCGCGTACCTTCTGCCACAGCTGGCAAAGGTAGCGCTGCGTCTCCGCCGGGCTGGCGCCGCGCCATTTCGGGTTGTGCTGGCCGCTGCTGAGGGTGGCGTGATAGCGCGCCGGCGCGGTGAGCGTGCAAAACTCGCCGACGTAGCCCATTTCGTGGCAGATAGTTTCAAAGCCGCGGATGCGCGTCATCAGCTCGCAGCGGCGGATCGCCGGATTGGCGACGCTGCCGTCATGTTTATCGATCAGGCTGATGCGGTTGCCCTCTTCGTCCTCCAGATCCATGCTCTGCAAAAAGTCGCGCGTGCGGCGCTTCTGCTCGCGCCATTCGGCGATGGTCGTGCGGCTGGCATAAGGCGAGCGGGTTTTACTGACCTGCGCCAGCGCGATCTGCAGATGTTCGCGCCAGGCGGCGGCGAGTCGGCGCAGTCGCCCTTTCCACCACGTCTCCGCCTGCATACGCATAATGGCTGGCGTCGCCTCTTCCGGCGCGAAGAGGCGCGTGGTGATCTTGTCCCACAGCGGCGGCGTCTGGCGGAACTCGCGGGTAACGGTGGCGGCCAGCAGATAGAGCTGATGGCTGTAGCGCCAGTCCGATTCCTCGCGGCTCTGCGCGTGCAGCTGCGCCAGTTCGGCGAAGATAAAGTGGGCGATATCGCCCGCCAGCCGATCGACATCGGCGCGCGCCATATCGGCCAGACGGTTGAAGCGGCGCATCAGCTCCCACAGCGTGCCGGCCGCCGCCGCCGCGCCTTTTTCCTGGGCGGCGTGACCGCTCAGCAGCGCAGCGGTGCCGCGACGCATTTCCCCGAGTCGATACTGGGCGCCTGCCTGCTCCACGCGCGGCAGCAGGCGCTCGGCGAAGGTGGTGGTCAGCCAGGCGGCGGCCGCCGCCGTGCCTCTCTCCTTCTCCAGCTGGCCGTGACGCAGCCGGATAACGCGCTGCACCAGCGACGGCTGCTGCTCCAGCGCCGTCCACGCCTGCGCCTGCGCAGCGAACTGTCGGCTGCGCCGCTGCATCTCGGCGTGCGTCGGATAAGGCGAGGCGATAGCCTGACGCGGCGCGCGCCACGGCCAGTTTTCGTGCAACATCAGACGCCGCCCTGATAGTGGCGAGCGCGCCGTTCGGCCAGCTCCTGGCAGCCGACGCAGCGGGATACTCCGCTAAGGGCGCGGCGGCGCGCTTCAGGAATGGCGCTGTCGCACTCCTCGCAGAAGAAGGCGCTGACGCCTTTGGGCCGCTGCGTCACGGCGGCGATATCCTGCGCCAGCCGCTCCGCCTGGCGCTGCTGCGCAATATCCATGGTATCGACCATCAGTGCAGCTCCTCTGACTCATCGCGGTAGCGCTGCGCCTCATGGCGAATCAGCTCGGCGGCTTCGATGCCGTTAAGTCCCTGGCGGCTGATATGCGTCGCCATGGCGGCCAGACGCGCGGCGACCGCCTGCGCGCGGTCTTTGCGCTCATCGGCGCGCGCCGCGGTTAGCAGGATGTTGAGCGCCTCATTTTCAGCGCGGTGAACAGCGTGTTTCATCTCATCTCTCCTGAATGCGGGCAAAGGGAAGCCCGACGGGTTGACGTCATTAAGTTGCAGTGGGTGTTAGTTATTCAGACAGATAGCGGTCGGCGTCGGAAAACGCGCGCGGCCAGCGTCGACCCCAGCGCACCATTTTGTTCATGGCGGCGATAATCAGCGCGCGCCGGGCTTCGTCGAAAGTTTCAAAATTCTGGCCAACCTCCTGCAGGCGAAAGCTGCCGGGCTTTTCCCGGTTCGCCAGCGTCAGCACGCAGAATTTGCATTCGTCGTCCTGTTGATTGAAGGCGACCAGCGCCGGATTACGGCTGTTGCTGCGCATCTGCCGCCAGCTTTTGCAGAACTCCTCAAAGCTCATAGCAGCGGCTGGTTGAGAGTGACTATTCATCATAAGTGAGTTAGTCCGGCTGAAAATTAACAGAAAAAGAGCCAGCCCGACCGGCGGCCCGTTCTGCCGCGTCGGCAGCGCGTTTTCCCCGGAGCGCATGTTGGCATAGGGCGCGCCCGTTTGCCGGCAAAAGGCCGTATTGCCTGCTAAAAAGCGCGTCAGCACGCCGTTTAACGCTTACGGGTAATAAAAGAGCGCGCGCTATGGCATTTGTAATGTCGGGCTTCATAGGGCATCATCTCCAGTTAACGTAATGTCAGCGATATGCGATAACATTCACAACGCAGTGATGCTAATTCAAATATGTTAGTAACACAAGAGGAAGCTCAAAAATGTTAGTCACTAATTTTAACGGGAGCGGCGGGGCTATCCTCGACAGGCTGATTCAGGCCTATGGGTTCAAACAGAAATCGCAGTATGCCGACCATGTCGGGCTCTCCTCGAGCAACCTGGCAATGCGTTATAAAAGAGACGCTTTCCCGGCCGATCTGGTGGTGCAGTGTTTGATTGACACCGACGCCGAGCTGAACTGGATCCTCTATGGTCAGGGCGAGGCGCCCAGCGCGGTAAAAGCGCTGGCGGCGGAAAAAGGCAGCGAAAGCCACCCGATCAAAAGTCTGACCGAGATTGAGCGGGTTAAATTAACAAATGGTGAACTCAGCCCTGTCGATTTTGTGACTCTGGAAAGCAAACTGTTTCTTGATAAGGTGGCGGCCAACAGCAACCTGCTGGCGGTGATTGAAGGCGAGCAGCAGTACATCATTAACCGCAGCTACAAGGCGGTGGTGGACGGCAAATGGCTGCTGGATATTGAAGGCATGGCCAGCCTGCGCACCCTTGCTCGCCTGCCTGGCGGACGCGTCAGAATTAGCGGCGGCGACGCCGAGTTCGAATGCGCGCTGAATGAAATTGCCGCGACGGGCATCGTGGTGATGACGCTGATTTAACGGTGCTGCGCTTTCCCTGTCGATAAGCGCAACCCTTTAGCTCATTGAGCTGCCGTTATCCGTTACGCGCTATACTCCCCCGCTTTGTTCCCTGCTACGAGCGTACCCACAGCTATGATCGCCCGACTGAAATATCTTCTCCCGCTGCTTCTTCTTGCCGCCGCCGTCTGGTACTGGCTGACGCCGCACTACAGCAAAGAGGACGAGGCCTACTACGTCTCCGTGTTCTGCGCCATTCATCATGACGACAGCCGCCGCTTCGTGGCGGATATGCGCACGGTGATCGAAGGCGGTAACTCCGACTATGCGCTGCAAAAAATCCATTTTCAGCCGCGCCTCGGCCAGCAGGTGGTGGATGCCTGGCAGGGCCTGAGCGCGGCGCAACAGGCGCAGGTGCGCGCCGACGCCGGCCAGTGCCGCAGCCTGCTCTCCGCCGCGCTGAATTAAGCGCCTCGCTGACCCGCGCCATGCCGTTACAGGGCGAAATCTGCATGTTATCTTGTGGGTTCCGCATCATCTTTCAGGCACGTTCTTATGACAAAACTGCGGGTAGGCATTGTGTTCGGCGGCAAGTCGGCCGAGCATGAAGTATCGTTACAGTCGGCTAAAAATATCCTCGATGCGATCGATAAAACGCGCTTCGAGCCGGTGCTGCTGGGCATTGATAAACAGGGTCAGTGGCATCTGAACGACGCCTCAAACTTTCTGATCAATGCGCAGGATCCGGCGCTTATCGCGCTCAATCGCGCTGGCGAAAGCGTGGCGCTGGTGCCTGGCGCGTCGCAGCAGCAGGTAATTGCCCGCCAGAGCGGCGATGCGCTGTCGCAGATCGACGTGATTTTCCCCATCGTGCACGGCACGCTCGGCGAAGATGGCTCGCTGCAGGGGCTGCTGCGCATGGCGTCGCTGCCTTTTGTCGGCTCTGGCGTGCTCGGCTCGGCGGTCAGCATGGATAAAGACGTCACCAAACGTCTGCTGCGCGACGCCGGTTTGCAGGTCGCGCCCTGGATCAGCGTCACCCAGGCGCAGCGGCCGCGTCTTCAGGCGGCCGACGTGATTGCGCAGCTGGGGCTGCCGCTGTTTATCAAACCGGCTAATCAGGGGTCGTCAGTAGGCGTCAGTAAAGTCGACAGCCTCGAGGCGTTCAGTAGCGCGCTGGATCTCGCCTTCTCCTTCGACCGCAAGGTGCTGATTGAGACCGGCATTAAAGGGCGGGAAATCGAGTGCGCGGTGCTGGGCAACGACGATCCGCAGGCGAGCCCGTGCGGCGAAGTGGTGGTGCACGACGCCTTCTACTCCTACGAAACCAAATATATCAGCGAAACCGGCGCGCAGACCCAGGTGCCCGCGGCCATTGACGCAGAGCGCAGCGAAGCGATCCGCGCGGTGGCGATCAGGGCGTTTCAGGCGCTGGAGTGCAGCGGCATGGCGCGCGTCGACGTCT